AACCATAAAGAGCGATTTTATGCGGTTTTTGCGTTTTAGAAACATATGAAACCATATAAAACAATCAAATTGTTGTCCGTTTTGTTGTCTTCTATATTTCGTCAATCGCTTTGATGATTTGCTGATCTTGTTTTTCTTTATATTCGTCGATCAGGTATGCATACACTTTGGCGGTTATAGTCATGTCTCTATGGCCTAAGCGTTTTGATATTGCGTAAAGGTCAACGCCTTTGGAAAGCAGGTAGGCTACATGACTATGACGCAGACTGTGGAAGTGATAGCCAGGCCTATTGATGCCGGCTTTTTTCAAAAATGAACGCAAACTCGAATTGACACTTCCGCTGAACGGCATGCCATTAGGAGTTTTAAAAATCATGTCATGACCATTGCTTTTTAACTGCAACAAAGTACTAAGCAGAAACTTGTTAACTGCAATCGTGCGGTTGGACGAATCATTCTTAGGTGCTTTGGTCGAGTATATGGCAGGTGACCATGACTTGGTTATGCTGATCGTCTGCTTGTCAAAGTCAATGTCCGACCACTCAAGAGCTGTAATCTCTCCCAACCGCATACCCGTGTAAATTGCCGTCAGTATCACATAGGGGATAGGGTGCTTGGGGTTGAGACTGTTTTTTATTGTTTCAACCAATTTTTTTATTTCTTCCACTGTCAAATAATCAACGTTAAGACCGCGGTCATGGTTGTATACTGCCTCGGTTCGCTGTGTGAAATCTTTGGTTATAACCTCATCTACAATGGCTGATTTGACACAGCCTTTAATAGTTTTTGTAATCGAATGCATGGTGCTTTTTGCATATTTTTGACCGATTTGGTTGAGAAACTGCTGATAATCAGTGCGAGTGACATTTTGAATTTTTACTCCGTCAAAATATTTTTCTATAAGATTACGCACGCTTTTAAAACTTTGAAGAGTGCCTGCTTGTACCTTTGGCCGTTTGTACGTGTCTACCCACTGATCATAATAGTCCAGAAACAGTATATCTTGCTTGGCTTTTTTTACACCGTCTGCATCCTTTTCTATCGTAGCAGCATACCGTCTAGCCTCTAGCTTAGTCGCAAAGCCTTGCTTGCTTGTTTGTCTTAGCTTCCCGTTTTCGTCACGCTGACTGATGGTTACTTTCCAACCACTTTTTAACTTTCTATAGCTTGCCATAATATTCCTTCCCGTTGTATAATGACAATACAACTTAATCTCATCAAACTTTTTATTAAAAGAGCCTATCCCTCGACCGAGTGGATAGGTTCTTTTTTGTCTTATTGCACGTTGACTTTAAACTTAGCAGCTTTGTTGACTGAAACAAGCGGCTTGAACTGTAATTCGAAATCGCCCAGATTATCCGTGCCGAAGCCGGTGGTTACGTCCATCTCTTTACCAGCAGCAACTGAGTTGACCGTAGTCCCGCTGATCGGGTATGTATCCAGTTTGTTGTTGTCCGGACCGTAAACATCTAGGTCAGCACCGATTGGCAATTCATCCGAGCCATCGTTCTTAACATGGTAAACGACCTTCAAAACGTTCTTGAATTGCTTGTCGTTCATCTCGTTTCGTTCGTCGGTTTTCTCAACTGATTTAAGCGTATATACAACGTCACCAACCTTTACCGTATCGCCGACCTTATAGAACTCGGTCTTCTTTGCGCTTGATTTTTTGGCTTTGGCGGTTGTCTTTTCAACCTTAGTACCGCCATTGTCATTATCTCCACTACCGCTGCCTGCTACCGCACCGATGATGATAACCACAACAACAGCAATGATCCAGAAACAGCCTTTTTTATAAAAAGGTTTCTTCTCGACATACGTTTTGCCGTTTTCGTCTGTAATCTTCTTTGACATATGATGTCCTCCTTTATATGGTAAGTCCGCAGCTTTTATTGACGTCACTTTTGGTCTTATATGTAAAAATTGCCTGCATCGTGTTATAATGACGATGCAAGCAACATTTTATTTACCTGTCATGGCCATTTCACTGTCTGTCGCCATGGCAGGTATTTTTTTACAATTCAGTAATAACCTGAACCGCTTTGCCGAGGATACGTATTCTAGTATCTTGGCTGACAACAATCGGAGAAAAATCAAGATTGTCTGGCATCAGGATTACGGAGTTTCCGCTTTTCCTAACACGTTTCAATGTTGCCTCGTTGCTATCTAGCAACAGGACAGCGGCTATTTCGCCTTCATCCACGGTTGATTGACTATGAATCAACACTTTAGCGCCATTCTTGATTGTTGGCGACATACTGTTGCCGTGAGCTTGCAAGAAGAAATACTCTTCTTTTTTATCCGACAACATATCTGAAGATAACGTCACATATTCTATAACGTTGCTATCTGCAAATAGTGGGGTACCACAAGCAATCTCGCCAAGCATGGGGATGCTGACCGTTTCTCCTATTGTATCTTCGTCTAAGCCTAACAAATGGCTAGGCTTGACTCCTAAAGCGTGGGCCAATGGAGAAATCAGCTTAAGCGGCAAATTGGCTTTACCGTTTAAGTAACGGGATAACGTGCCAGGCAAAATTCCTGTTCGTTCAGAAATCATCGTTGGCGTTATCCTTTTACTCTCCATTATCTCTTTTATACGCTTTAGTATCGAATCGTTAGTGAGCATTTTAATCACCTCCTTTCGACATTTTTCATTATATCATTATAGGAGGCTTTTTTCAATCTAAAAACATTTTTTCTTTTTAGAAAATATTTTTTACTTTTTCGGAAAAAATACTTGCAATTTGGAAAGTAACGCTGTATCATAATAGTTGTTCAAAGGGAACAAGGAAGGAGTGGTAAAGATGAATGCCACAGAATTTAAGCTCAATCTGAACGAATTGAAAGCCGAGCGGATCCGTAAGGGGTTATCGCAAGAAAAACTTGCGGAGAAGTTAGGTCAACGGGCAAGCTGGGTTTGCCGCAGAGAGAGTGGCGTTGTAGACATCACGATTCCTGAGTTTTATCAAATTGCTCAGGCCATGGGATGCACAAAAATGGAGACGAACAGCCTCTTGAAGAAAATGACGGGTGAATGATTTTTTTATTGCCCAGTACTTTCCAAACGGAAAGCAGAATTTCCGTGAAGAAAACGTTCTTTGAAAACTGAATAAGGAGGCGCTATGGAAGAGACAATCATTTTATTCCTTGCTGCTCACAACATGACAGTAGCCGAATTAGCCGACCGATACGAAGTCAGCCATGAAGAGCTGCTGAATGCGTTGGGTGGCAGAAACAAGAGTATGAAGCACGTCATTAAACGAATAGCCATGGATATCGAAGGAGGGAAACTAAATGGAAAACACAAGCGTACAAACGTTTAAGCACGGTGACATCAAGTTGCCTATTAGAACGTGTGAAGATGGGTCAATCGAATTTGATGCAGAGCAATCAGCAATTGGGTTAGGGATTTCCCGTATCGCTGATAGCGGAAATGAAGTGGTTCGTTGGGAACGAGTTAACAGATATCTGTCCATGCCCACAAGTGGGCACGACAAGATCAAACGTGGTGATTTCATCAGCGAGCCACAATTCTACAAATTAGCGATCAAGGCTAACAATCAAGTTGCTGAGGAATTTCAAGACTGGGTAACGAGCGAAGTCCTTCCCACAATCCGTAAACACGGAGCATATATGACACCGGCAAAAATCGAAGAGGTTCTGACGGATCCTGATACAATCATTCAACTGGCCACTCAGCTTAAGCAAGAACGTGAAGGCCGGCTAATTGCTGAACAGCGTGTCAACGAATTGACGCCTAAGGCTGACTATTGCGACAAGGTGCTTGCTGACAAGTCACTTGTCACGATTACACAAATTGCCAAGGATTATGGGATGAACGGTCGAGCACTCAACACTATACTTCATGATTTGGGCGTTATCTACAAGCAAGGTAAAACGTGGTTACTGTATGCAAAATATCAGAAAACCGGGTGGACACATTCCGAAACAATCATGGTTGACAAGAAAGACGGCACGCAAAAAGCCGTCCTCAACACTAAATGGACGCAAAAGGGGCGTTTAGGATTATATGAGCTGCTTAAAACCCGTGGCATTCTGCCATTAATCGAACAGAAAGCGGTGAGCGCATGACAGACACAAGTCGTGCAATCACTATCGCCATTGATGACGATTGCTTGCAACGATTAATCAAAGAACGCCTTGATGAACTTGTCAATCAAGACATCACCGGCGTCACGTGGTCATTAGATCAGTTCAGGCGCTATTGTTGCGCCAATAAATCTAAAGACTGGGTAAAGGCTTTTATCTTTATCCCCTTTGCTGAAGAAATTGATTGCGAAAACGGGGGATGGCTAATTTTTCCACGAGGTAAAGGTCATTGCGCAATCATCTTTGCCAAGCAGGCAAAAGACTGGATGGAAGAAAACCATCACAGAATTAATTGGAGAGGAAAACTGAAAAAACTGGAGGAAATTTAAGGTGAGCAAAAGAATAGATGATACGTTAGTGCCGGTATCGGTAGGATTGCTGGCGCAACTTAAAGCGATGTCGGCATTCCGCAGATACCAAACGATGGATATTAAAGAGGTTTGGGACGAGATTGATAAGCAATGCGAAAAGGTCGAAGAAAACCTGAGTGCATCTATGAATATAGTAGCACAAGCCCGTGCACTTTTTGAAGTCGAGAAAAGCGAAGGGAAAAAGGAAGCACAAGAACTCATTGATGAAATGATGACTAGCGCACCAGGCGAGGAAGGCAAAGTCTATATGGGTTTGGTCGCAATAACGTTGCGAAAGTTGAACAAGAGATATGAGGAGGAAAATAAATGAATGAAGAAAAAGAACCGGTAGTGCCAGTACCGGCTGGTGTTTTAGCGGCACTTGAAGCAATTTGCTCGTTTGCGAATTGCAAGACAATCAACCATAAAGAAATATTGAGCATAATCTCCAGTTGTGCCGAGGAAGTCGAAGAGGGATTAAAGTGGCACTATCAGCGCATTATCGCTTTCATACGTAATGTTCGAAACCGAAAAAACACAAGGGGGAGAAGCGGCGAAAAAGTTGACGAGCGAAATCCTTGGAAGGTTTCAAGGCGAGAAGAAAGAAGCTCTTGCACGGTTTGCCGCTAGTGCCATTGACGATTTTGAAAAAGAGTATCGAGGGGATAAACAATGACTGAAAAAGAATTGTTAATCGCATTGAGGTTAACACAACACAATCACAGGGTTTTGATGAAGCTCAAGAATAAACAATCGAAGGAGGAAGCTAAATGAAAAGGTTCAGGATTACGTACAAAGAATGCAAGCAAGAGGGTAAGGCGATCGTGGGTCACATTGCAACTTTAGACGTTTACGATGCCGAAGTTGATAAAGGTTTTGTTTGCATTTGGTTTGACGATGATTATCACGGTGCTGATTTAATACTCAATGCTAATTTGGTGTATAAAATCGAGCGAATCGAGGAGGAGAAAAAATGAAAAACTTATCTGAAATCAGAAAAGAGCGTGAAGATATCCTGTTAACGGATTTCATCGGTTTAGCGTGGGTAAACACAGGCGATGACGTTGTGTGGCGACTTTGCGAGTTTCCGCCGTTTAAAATCACGGTGGCTCATGGAGTAAAAGTGGTTGTTGACGGATTAAACGGGCAAGAAATAGACAGGGTCGAAGATTGCCGAACGGTTGCAAAGGATTCTGCCGAGTACCGTATGATCATGAGCGAGTGCAAAATGTACGGCAAAATCGTCGGCACAGTAAACGAATTCTAGAATGAAGAAGAAGGTGAGTAAATGAAGCATTCAAAAGAATTCTGCCTGATGGTAGATCCTAAAACGGGCAATCCCCGTCTGATTGAACCGTCAGATGATCCGGAGGAAATTGTAAAAGCCTTTGTGAAACAAGCCAAGAAACCGCATAGCTTGCTTTGGGCCATGGATCAGCTAGTTTATAAAGACTGGCGGAAGTGGGACCCTGTAAGGCAAAAGTTGTGGGAAATGTTTGAAGAACTGAACGAGTTAGTGTACTAAAAAACCGCCCCTTGAAAAAAGGGGCGGCACGAATTTATTATGAATCACTTATATTATAGCACATTTAGGAGAAGAAACACATGTACAAAATCAAAAAGAATTCAAGAACATTAGAAGATGGAACTAAAATCACGACCTACAGTAGAGAAATTGAAAGTTGCAACATTCTAGAAGTTGAAGCTGGAACTACCGGCTACCGTGGCGGCGATACCGGTCATGGCGGTCGCACCTATTTTCGCATTCAAAATGCAGCATGCACGGACATGGAAATCCATTGTTATACCGACCGGTACAACGATTACGTGTCTGGCGATGAATGTGGGGTTGAAGTTGCTCTCGGTGGTGACTGTGAGCTTGAAACGATGATCCAGGCTTTGAAATTTATCGTAAAGGTCCTTGAGGACGAATCTAAGAAAGAATATTAAAGGAGAAATAGAAATGAATGATTTAACAGTGCTAGAAAAATTGTCAGTCAACTTCAAGCCTGGCACAATCGATTTTCCACAAGCAGAAGAACTGAAGAAACTGGTTGCTGACAAGCTTGATCAGACAAAAGGTCTGGTTGCCACTGACGAAAGCATTAAAGCAACAAAGGCATCACGTGCTGATGTCAACAAGCTTAAAAAGGCAATCGGAGATGTCAGAAAGAAATACAAGAGAGCGTGGAACGCACCGTTTGAACTCTTCGAGACAACGCTCAGAGCGCTTGAAGGTGATTGCGACAGTGCGTCACAGGAACTCAAGTTGACCATTGACGGGTTCGAGGAAACGCAAAAGGAAGAGCGCAAGCAGAAGGTACAGGCGCTCATCGAAGAAATGGCGCCTAACTACAACGTCAAAGCCGAAGATCTGCCTATCGCAGATAAGTGGTTGCTCAAGTCAACGTCACAAAAAACTATCGTGCAAGAAATCGGCGAACAAATGAAGGTGCTCGTTAACCTGTACAAAGAACGTGATGAAATCGTAAAAAAGTGCATGAAGAGTGGCCTTGCTCCAGCTCCGTATATTGAAATGCACGAAAACGGGATGTCATATATCGACGTTTCAAACAAAATTGAATCGGATCTGATCGACCGAGAAAATACGGCCGATCTCTTCAAGCAAGCCAAACAAGCCGAAGTGGCAGAACAAAAAGCTGCTATGACGGATATTGGAGACGGACGCTTGGTCGATAAAAATGGGGAAATCAAGCAAGAACTGCAGCTTGTCACATTTACGCTCAAGGGAACCATGGGACAGCTTGATGATGTCGCTCGGTTCTGTGTTGCTAACGGCATAGAAGTGGTCAAGGCAAGCAATAGAGAGACAGTTATTGAGTAGGAGGGATGCATATGGAAAACGACGAAGCAAAAGCCTTGTACAAGGCGCTTAGCTTATTCAGGAAAAACATCAAGCAGCCGGTTAAAGACGGGGAAAACCCGTATTTTGAAAGTTCATACGTAACACTTGAGGGCGTTATCAAAACGGTAGATGAAGCGATGAACGGGACGGGTTTATCGTTTGTGCAAGAAGTTGCAACAATTAACGGCCTGCCGTCAGTCAGAACCACGCTCACACATGAAGACGGCGGCACAATGACAACCGAATGGTTAAGCTTACTGCCCGGGGGAAAAGCCACACCGCAAGATATCGGCTCGTTGATAACCTATGCTAAACGGTATCAACTAGCCGGGTTTATGGGTATATCAAGCGACGTTGACGATGACGGCAACCAAGCTAGCCAAAACTATCATCAGATGTCGTATAGCAGTCAACAGCAAGTAAGCGAACAGGTACTCGCCGAATGGAAACAAACAATGGCTAGTACGTGCCAACAGCTGAGCAAGAGCCAAAAGGGTGTTATGGCTTTGATCAAGAAAGAAATTCTTGAAAACAAACGCTTTGCTAACTATCAAAGCTGGAGCGAAGAAGTGAAACGCAAAGCAGAAATTACAATCATGAAAGAAGAACTAGGAGGACAAAAACATGAACAGTGTTAATTTGATTGGTCGCTTGACCAAAGACGTTGATTTAAGATACACGCAAACGGGATTAGCAGTAGGTCACTTCTCTATTGCAATCGACCGTCCTAAAAAAGACGGGCAACGCAATGGGGCAGACTTCCCCAACTGCGTAGCATATGGCAAGACAGCCGAAAGCCTCGCCAATTACGTTCATAAAGGCGAGATGGTCGGGGTGACGGGGTGCATCCGGACAGGGAGCTACACCGGCAAAGATGGTCGGAAGGTTTACACGACAGACATATCCGTGGCAAGCGTTCAATTCCTGAACTCAAGATCGAGTAGTGGCCAAAATAACGGTTATCAAAACAACGGAAACGGTTATCAAAACAACGGAAACGGTTATCAAAACAACGGAAACGGTTATCAAAACAACGGATACCAAAATAATGACGGATATCAGCGACAAAGTGCGCCAAACTCGACCAATAACGGCAATTTTAGCCAGAATAATGCACAAAATGCACAATATGGCTTTGATGAGAACGATTTGCCGTTCTGATAAGCAAACAGGGTGGGAGGGTAGGAATTGAAAATGATAGGAAATCCAAGAACTATTATCAAGTGGTTATTTGAACAAGATGAAAACAAAAAGTTTGAAATCAAGGAACTCAAGCCTAAGCGATCATTGACCGCAAACGCTTATTATTGGGCGCTGCTTAATCAGTTAGCGAACGTTCTTAGATTTGACAATCAAAAGCTGCACTTCATGATGCTGCAAAGATACGGGCAATATGAGGTTGTCAGCGTATTATCCAGTATTGATGTTAGAGGGTATTTCAGATATTACGAGCCTATAGGGCACGGGGTTATAAACAACAAGGAATTTACTCACTACAAGGTGTATAAGGGGAGTTCTGAAATGAACTCTAAGGAGTTTTCTATCTTGCTTGACGGATTGGTCAGCGAATGCAACGAACAGAGTATAGCAACCTTAACAAAAAGTGAAAGGGAACAGCTACATTTTATCGAAGGGTGTGATTGAATGGAATTTTGTATTATGAGCGACAATTACCCGTTTTGGCGGAATTGTCGAGAGCCTGGGCTTTGTCGGCACGAAATCTTTTTCGGAACTGGAAATAGAAGGCTATCGATTGAAGATGGTCTGGTGGTTTTCCTTACACCGGAAATGCACAACATGACGAATTATGGAGTACATTTTAACCGTGACTTTGACTTGAAGTTGAAAAAAGCAGGTGAACGGGCATGGATTGATTATTACGGTAAGAGCAAAGAAGACTTTATCAAGCGGTACGGAAGGAATTACCTTTAGGAGGGACGCCATGAAAAACAGCAAAATACGTGATAATAACTTCGTTGCAATTCAAGGTTGGATGATTACTAAACTCGGCTTAAAAGGCAATGCGCTGATCGTATATGCTATCATTTATGGCTTTTCTCAAGATGGTCGAACTCATTTCACGGGAAGCTTACAGTATTTAGCTGATTGGACAAGCACTACAAAACCAGGTGTTCATAAAATCCTGAGGTCGCTTGTGAACAAAGGGTTCATCAGAAAAAAAGACAAATTAATCAACAACGTGAAGTTTTGCGAGTATTACGTTACGCCACTTTCAGAGCTGAAAGGTGTTAACTCCAGTGAACGGGGTATTAAACCAGGGTTAACGGGGGTATTAACTCCAGTTAACGAAGGTGTTAACTCCAGTGAACGGGGTATTAAACCAGGGTTAACTAATAATATAGATAATAATATAGATAATAATATAGGTGATACTACAGACGTAGTAGTAGAACCTAATTTGGTTAACATAGCAGAACAAACGACGGACGGCGGCGACTTCGCCAAGGTAACTCAATTCTATCAAGACAATTTTGGGATGCTTAGCAGCTATCTATATGACGATATCAGACAGACATACGATGATTGGAAACAGAAATCAAAAGAGCCTGTCGAAATAATGATCAAGGCTATGCAGATAGCCCTTGAAAAGAACGTCAGAAACTGGAGATTTGTCTCTAAGGTCCTGCTGAACTGGGAAGACAAAAAGCCACAGACGTTAGCTGATGTAGAAGCGCTAGAAAAAGAACATGGAAGACAAGGACAACAAAGGAAGACGTTGGCAGAACAGACTGAAGAAGACCGCAAGTTTAACGAAACATACGGATATTTCGCCGATGACTAGGAGGGAAAAGAAATGAAAAGCGTAAGTGATGTTTTAGGTGCTATAAAAGCGCCACCGAAGGAATGCGGGGCCGCTTATCAAGCGTGGCTAGATACTCAAGCAATGACGGACGAGGAAAAGAGGGCGTTCCTTGGCAAGAAAGCTGAAGAAACAACTCAAGCGGCATTAAAGCAGATCATGATTCCGAAGACATGGGGCAAGAGCCTGTGGTCAGGCGGCAAAGAGGTTAAATTCTCTTTTTCTGATTGGAATTATTCTAAGCAAGAAAACCAAGGACTCGCAAAACAAGTGGCAATTCAAGCCAAAACGTTAAGCGACCAGCTCAAAATCGATAACTTCAATGTTGTGCTACTTGGCGGCGCCGGAGTCGGAAAAACATCACTTGCGATTGCAATGATCACTGCTTTAAGAAGAACAGGTAAAAGTGCAATGGTGATTTCGACAACGGAGCTTGTATCAAAGCTAAACCGTTCATACGATTTCAAGGATGCTCAAAGAGAGATCGCCAAAGTGGAGCAAGGGGCATATGACTGTGACGTGCTTCTGCTTGATGATCTGGGCACGGAAAGCGGCGGTCGAGTGAAAGAAATCAGAACTGACATGTACGACCTGATGTATCGGATTTCTAACGCAAGAACAGACAAGACAACGATTATCACCACAAACAACACTCCTGTGGAGCTTGGCAAAATTTACAGTGAGAAAATCGTAAGCCGATTGCTGCCGAAACGGAAAGAAAGATGCATCGATATGCACGGACTGAAAGACGTAAGGGGGCTATAGCATGATAATCAGACAAGTTTATAATCACGAATACGCTAGCATAGTCGAAACGGACAGCAGCTACCTGTTCTTTAACGGTCAAAGCATTGAGGCTTTTGAGGTTGGTGAAGAACTGACTGCCCCTTGTGAGCCATACAAAATCCTGATGAAATGGAACATCAGCAAAGCGGTTGAGAACATGATCAAGGGGGTATCTGATTGAAATTTAGAAAAGCCAATGGCGGTTGCCTGGTATTAATTGCATTGAGCATTTGGTTCGGTGCCATTTGGCTCTTGTGCCGGTGGTTGGTAGGGGGTTAGGAGCATGCGAATTACCAAAGATTACGGACTGACCGCATCCAAACTGGAGCATGATCTGCTGGCAAGACTAAACAAGGCGTACAAGCCGGTGAAGAAGACGGTCAAGCATGAACCTAGAAGATACACTCATATTTGGAAGAGAGGACTGATCAAATTTTGCAAAAAGAAGTGAAACCGTATCAGGTAGATTACAAACGAGATGGCGTGGTAAGCAACATCATAGTACTTGCCAGTTCGCCTGAAGAAGAACTGGAGGAAGAATGAGTGAAATTTGAAATCATATACAGAACATACCGAGGCACCTGTGACGCTGATGTTCTGCTTAACGAGTCTTTTTGGAAAATCAGAGCGCAGTCTCTTGAAATCGAAGACGAACTTGTCGCTGCTTGGACCGAATACCGTAGAGATCAATGGGACGTCCCCGATGTGGTCATCAACGCTAATGACGTGCTTACGATCAAACCAATCAAGGAGGAATGAAAATGGATTGGTGCAAAGTGTTTATGTGGATAGGGTCAATATGTGCGTTTGCGGCACTGCTTTTTGAACATTTTCTGCCGCAAATTGTAGTTGCGACACTTGCATTTGTGGGAATCGCAATCTTGGTTGTAATGGTGGTATTTTTGATGTACGAGGAGTGAAGAAATGAAAATTGAAAAGATTGAGAGTTATCCGTCATTGACGATAGATGAGCAGGAAACTGTCCTTACCTGGGATGCAAAGGAACGAGCGTGGCATATATGCACTGACTACCCAGCACACGCAAGGAAGTATGAAGCAGCGCTTGATGAGTCCAAGTCTGTCAAGAAAGGCTACCGAGACGGAGCATTAGTTATGATCGATGGGTATCTGAATGAGAGCACGCATACGGTCCGGATTGGCAAGAAGCGCCGTTACTCTGATGAGCAAAGAGCCAAGATGGCAGAACGTCTTAAGATTGCGAGGGAGAAAAAATGAAGATTAAGGAATTCCGAAAGAAATACCAAGAAGAAACATGGCGTAAAGCAACGCCACAGGAAAAGGCGATGTACGAATTTTGCATGAGCATGAAAATCATGAAGAAGACTCTTGAGCTTATCATTGCAAAGCGTGAACAGGGGGAAGTGACCGTTGAAAACGCACACAAGTTGGTTGACGACAGCATTTGCGCGTTACTCGACGCAAACGAACTCCTTGGCTGTATGATTAAAAAACAGGAAAAGCAGAGTGGCAAAGAGTGATGGCATTTTTTAGAATATTTTACAAGCAAGTGAGTGCTACTCCACACGGAGCAGTCGAAGGCGATTTGAAATGTGTAGACGTGCAGGACTATAAAATCGAAGACGGGTTCGTACTAATCTGGTATGACACGATGGATAGGGTGAACCTCCCTGATCTAGTTATCAATACTGACCGTGTTCAAGAAATCGACCTTCTTTGGAAAAAAGAAAAGAGTGATGAACAATGACTGAAACAAGATTTGCGGTAAGGGTGCCGCATACAATGAGAGCGTGGTACGTTCTTATGGATTTTCCAGACGGCACAACGGAGCTTATGGTGATTGTCGGTAACAGTGGAGAAGCCCCACACACGCTCGACACAACATTAACGCTTGAAGACATCAGAACATGGGGATTGCAGAACTATGACCGCATAAAGGTGCAGGTAACTGAACGCAAGGAGGAATGACGAATGATAGGAGAAATGGTAGAAGAAACGGTCACGATAAGTACGCAAATGTTTGCCAGGATTTTAGCGATGGTTAGCATGGCTGAAGAATCTAACGTCTTACCGGAGGGTTGCGAATGGCTTCAAAGAAGGGTATGTGATACATTGCTTCTCCAAAACGGCTGGAGAAACAGTCAGTGTAATGACTTAATGAATATGGTTAAAGCAGAGCTTGAATTTTTAAAAGAGCACAAATTTGTGGAAGATGGCATGGAAGAACGTGAAACAAAGCTTGTGCCGGAATGCGAAGAAGCAGTGAAAAAAAGAGCGGCTGAAGAAGCCAAGGGAATAGAAGAAACGATTGAAAAGTTAAAAAAAGCAGGTTTCGTGGAATGCGGACCGAGAGAACTCAAACTCAACATAAACGAATATGACCATCCGCAACGTTACACAGGCGAAGAATGTTTCAAAAGTTACTTGATCGAGGGCGACTGTGGCAGGTTCTGGGTATCAGAAAGGGAATTTAAACTGATAAAACTGCCGTTTCTTGCAACAAAGGAACGAAAAATATATGACGAAAACGTGAACGTGCCGCTGAAGATTGAAATGTTTCGTTGTGATGACGGCAAACGGCATCTTTTTGACACTAAGTACGACTACAAAATTATCGAAGCAATCGTTAAAGGGGGCTATAACGATTGAGGGTACAGGCACAATCACATTTTGCAAAGAAAGTAGAGCTTGACGGGTACCGTTTCGATTCCCAAAAAGAAGCGGCATTCTATGAACGGTACATTAAGCCAAGCGGTTACAAGTTTGAGTGCCAAAAGAATTTCGTTTTGCTGGATAAGTATGAGGACTTGGAAGTAGTCAACCTCAAGAGAACGGCATACAGAGCTGACTTCGTGATTTATAACGAGGACGGGACCCTGAAGCATGTGTATGACGTCAAGAACGGGTTCTCTGATTACGCAATCGACAAACGAGCGAAACTCAAGTTTGCCATGTTTGCTCGCTTGTACGGATTGCCTGTTGAGGTGGTGGTTATCAGAGCGCATGACTTTAAAACAACTATTACGGGGGCGACGAAGAAACTGGAGCCGATTATCAGAACCGACGTGAGTTACGATTGGCAAGACGTTGTTAAAACACCATAACAGGCTCTCCGAGCAACTTTAGGAAATTAGACTTAATGTTATTTAAAAGGGAGTGGTGAGCGCATGAACATTACTGAAGCGGTAAATATGATTCTTAAACGTTATCCCGATTATGGTTATGACACATTTATATATTTGAACGAAATCAAGGACGATAATCTGCAAGAAGCGGTACGATTTATCGCAGGCATGAGAAAGTCATACCATGCGAACCCCAAACGTTCTCGAAAAATTAATCGGGAAACGCTTAGGGATATGATTAAAAAAGGGCACTCTTATAAAGACATCGCCAAGGCAACAGGGCTGACAGAATCGACCATTGGAAGAAAGGTTTCGGATTATGGCTTAAAAAGACTTTATCATCAAATGCACCCTTATGTGTGCCCTCCGGGCATAAGGCCTGGTGTGCACATGATTTGCTCGAACATCGAAACGGGCGAACAGAAAACGTTTAGTTCTATGAACAAAGCGGAAAAGGCTTTTGGATTTAGAGTAGGCTATCTTAGGGACAAGACCAAGGGCGGCAGATGTTATATAGAGAATGGTTGGGAGTTCAGGCGGGGGTGATTGAATGCTGCTCACGGATTACTTTTTTAAGGAAATTGAAACGTACAAAAAAGGCCAGGTGCGTGAACAGACATACAACAAATATTGCTCAAACGGGCGATTTTTGATCGAAAACTTTCCCGATCTGGTTTTATCCAAAATGACCGCGGACGATTACCAGCAAATCTTGAACGAATACGGAAAAACGCGAGAAAAAGCAACGATTACCGATTTTCATCATCAGTTAGCATGGGCACTTAAACGAGCGTATAACGTGGACGGGTTGTTAAAACGTGACGTAACTTTTGACGCTAAAATTCCTCAAGGTAAAAAGCCGAGAGAGAAAAAGCAGAAGTTTATGGAAATCGAAGACATGAAAAAATTGATCCAAGAACTTAAGCATGAAAACACGTCCGAAGCGAATTTTTTCCTGATCTTGTTAAAGACCGGTTTGAGGTTTGCTGAAGCGTTGGGCATCACGCTTAATGATGTCGATTTTAAAAGAAAAACGGTAAGCATAAACAAGACGTTGGCTTACAAAGGGAACCGGAAAGGGACCAGAGCTTTTGCCCCGACTAAAAACAAATACTCAATTAGAACGATCATTGTAGATGATGCGGTTTTGTATATGTTGTGGAAAAACGCGAAGGGCGCTGATCCGGATGAGAGCATCTTTTTCAGGCTTAAGGGTTTTCAATTTAATTCGACCCTTAACAACAAGCTTAAACGAGCTTGCCAAAAAGCAGGGGTGCCTGAGATTACGCTGCACAGTCTGAGGCATGAGCATGCGACATATTTGGTGTCGCAAGGGATTAGCAGCATGGCGGTAGCTGAGCGGTTAGGGCATGCAGACGATTCTGTTACAAGAGCCGTGTATATCCATCGGCTTGAAACGGAAAAGGCACGGGACAACGAGAAAATAGCGCAAAAGATTGCGAGTTTGTGAGGTGGATAATGGTTAAATTTGATGTCAAAACGGTAAACAACTTGTTGGGAATTGACGATGCATTTAAGGCGCCGGACAGATTGATGGAGATTTTGTCCGAAAGAGAAGAACGCGAGAAGCTGTTTAGAAATTTTCTAAAAATCGACACTAATCTAGAGTATGATTGGTTTCATGAATACTTTGAAACTGAGCAAGCCGAAAGAAAGTCGAAGAAGCAGGATTTTACGCCTAATTCAGTTGCTAAATTGGCAAATTCGATTGTTTCTGAACCAGGGCAGACTGATTATTATGAGATGGCAGCGGGCACTGGGGGCATGATGATAGCTCGTTGGGCCTATAATGTCAAAGAAGATCCGGCATTTACAGGCAAAAGAAAAGACACTATGGCCAACGACATTCTAACGTCTAGCATTTTCACGTATGATCCGCAAGCGTATTGGTATCATCTTGAAGAACTGTCAGACAGGGCGATTCCGTTCTTGCTATTCAACGCAGCTATCAGGGGCATAAATGCGGTGGTTATCCAATGCGATTCCTTGAGCAGGAAAGCCAAACGAGCATTTTACGTAAAGAGTGACAACTACAATTTTCTGGCATTTTCCGATATTTTAGAAGTTCCTAAAACTGATGATTTTGCGAAATTCTTGAACGTGGAGTGGGAGTGATGTTATGCGTACTATATCGACAGACAACGAGTTTCGACAAAACAAAGCGTTTCTGATACGCTATCGAATTTTGACCGAGAAAATCCGGCGGTTGGAGGATAAGCTAGCGCAGATAGACGAGGATATGGCGGCGCTTAAATCGCCTAAGCTGACCAGTGAACCTAAAGCGTCGGTACGTATCACGCTTGACGATAAGCTGATACAACATGATGAATTGGAAGAAAAGATCAATACGCTGCTAAAGCACATGCGCCGGATCAGATGTGAGATTACACAGTGTATCGACGCGTTGGATAATCAACGCCAAGCCGAGGTACTGGACCGGTACTATATCGGCGGTATACCTCTTGAGGGAATTGCATACGAAATGAATTACACGCTGAGCTATATCACGAAACTGTATATCAACGGTACGAAATCAATCGTTATAAAGTAGTGTATAATCAGTGTACAATCGGTAACGTTAGAATCATGCTAAAGTGTAAGGTGTTAAAGAGTACGGAATTGTCCGTGCTCTTTTTATTTTATTTTTAGTTTAGAAAGAGAGGCGGTGGTATATGTGACTGAAAAGAAGAAAAAACTGACGGCTAAGCAAAGTACATTTATCGACGCCTATCTGGGCGAAGCCAAAATGAACGCTACTCAAGCTGCACGCATTGCCGGCTATAAGCATCCTGAAACTCAGGGCGCCGAAAACTTGAGGAAACTTAGGCCATACATTGACGAGGTTATGAACAAGCGCCATAGTGACGCCATCGCAACTCAAAAAGAAGTACAAGAGTTTTTTACGTCTGTATTGCGTGGCGAGGTCAAAGAAGAAGTCGTATCAAGCAACGGTTTGGTTTTAGAAGTGCCGGCAAGCACAAAAGACCGGCTCAAAGCGGCGGAGTGCATGGGCAGAGCGTACGGCATGTTTACGGAGCGTAAAGAAATCAGCGGTACTATGGATATCAACATCGGAGTTGGTGACTATGATGAAGACGACTAGTGAGCAAAAGAAGGTGATACCGTGCCAAACATCAATTTGAATTTTCCGAAACCAAATAAAGTTTTTAACAAGCAAATCTTTGACAACTTATTTGACTACAGTCATTTCATTGAGGTTTGGTATTGACTTATGGTGGCGCATCGTCAGGCAAATCGCATGGCGTTGTACAAAAAGTTGTCTTAAAAGCACTCAAGAAGTGGCCGTATCCGCGCAAGATACTGTGGTTGCGCAAAGTTGACCGCACAATCAAGGATTCTATTTTTGCGGACGTTCTCGACTGTCTGTCAACGTGGCGGCTGCTGCCGCTTTGCAAAGTAAATAAGTCAGACCGCACGATTAATTTACCTAATGGTGCGGTTTTTCTTTTTAAAGGAATGGACGACCCGGAAAAAATCAAATCAATCAAAGGCTTGTCAGATGTGGTCATGGAGGAAGCCAGCGAGTTTACTCTTGACGATTATACGCAGCTTACCCTCCGTTTACGTGAGCCAAAACATAAGAACAGGCAACTTTTCTGCATGTTTAATCCGGTAAGCAAAGTCAACTGGACGTACAGGCAGTGGTTTGCACCCAACAGCGTATATGATCCTAGCCGCGTTGCCGTGCATCATAGTACCTACAAGGACAACCGCTTTTTGGACGCAGACAACATAGCAACAATCGAGGCGCTTAAACGCACTAATCCGGCGTACTACAAGATTTACACGCTAGGTGAGTTTGCCACGCTTGACAAGCTTGTTTTTCCGACGTTTGAACGCAGGCGTCTGCATCCCGATAAGCTGACGCAGTATCCTTCGTTGTTTGGCCTTGACTTTGGCTATATCAACGACCCGTCAGTTTTCGTGCATGTTAAAGCAGATGTCAAAGGCAAACGGTTATACGTGCTTGAAGAGTACGCAAAAAAAGGCATGCTCAACAACGAGATAGCCAAGGTTATCAAGCAGCTAGGTTATAGCAAAGAAATCATCACGGCCGATGCCGCTGAAAAGAAATCCATTGCAGAAATCAAGCGGTGTGGAATCGTCCGTATAAAGCCGGCCAAGAAAGGCCCCGACAGTATCATTCAAGGTATCGGCTTTTTGCAACAGTTTGAGTGGATAGTTGATGATCGTTGCGTCAAGACAATTGAAGAGTTGGAAAACTACACCTATCAGAAGGACCGGCAGACGAACGAATACATTAACAAACCGGTCGATAGCTATAACCACTGTATCGACGCCATCAGATATGCGGTAGAACCAATCAACGGCAGCGGAGCGCCTAAAGCGGTAGGCATGCGCAATATTTTTATTTAAGGAGGTGAGAGAGTGGCAGAATTATACAGACTAAGCAATGGTATTTTGATTTATCCACAGAATGTGGAAATCACGCCCACAGTTATCCACAATGCGATACACGGTGCCGGTGTTTTAGGCAATGCGGCAACTGGCTTGACGGACTACAAAGCCAAAATGCACATGTATCTTGGCGATCATGACATTTTGCATAAGCCGGCTGATATGCAGCGCACGGGTCCGGACAATAGATTGGTTGCAAATGTGGCCAACTATCTGGTGGACACGTACAACGGCTATTTCATGGGCATTCCGCCAAAGATTACGCTTGATAACGAGCAGCAAAACGATTGGCTGCAAGACTGGAACGATACTAATTCGGTGCAGGACAAACTCAACGAAATCAGCAAGCAATGTGATATTTACGGCCGTTCGTATGCTCTCGTTTATCAAGACGAGGACGGTTATACGTGTTTGACGGTTATCCCACCGACCGACGGTGTGATGATCTATGATGACACGATTAATCACGGACGGCTTGCTTTTATTCGCCATTGGTCAACGCAGGGCGACCAGGGCACGCAAAACATGGCTGAGGTGTACACGGCAGATGCAATCACCACGTACAGTGATACCCGCATGATTGATGAACGACCGAACGTTTACGGTGTAGTACCGGCAGTTGAATTTTTTGACAACGAGGAAAGGCTAGGCTTATGTGACAACGTGGCAACGCTGATCAACGAACTTAACGATACGTTGTCGAGCAAACAGAACCAAATTGAATACTTTGATAATGCCTATTTGTCAGTACTGGGGCTTAATTTGGACGCAGACGGTGACGGTTTGCCGGATATCGATTTGCAGACACAACGCATGATCTACAGTCCCGACGCTGACGCAGTAAATGCAAAGATCGAGTTTCTGGCAAAACCCGACGCTGACGGCATGCAGGAACATCAAATCGACAGGCTGACCAACCTTATTTACCAGATTGCCAAGGTGCCTAACCCTAATGACGATAGTTTCAGTGGCAATGCGTCAGGTGTGGCCATGCAATATAAGATGTTGTCTATGCAAAATATGGCGGCAAGTAAAGAGCGCAAGTTCACGCGTTCGTTGCGCAAGTTGTATCGGGCGGTTTTTAGTTTGACGAACTGGCCTGACGCATGGCGAGACCTCAAATTCAAATTCAACCGCAACTTGCCTAACAACTTGAGCGAAGAAGTTACGGACGCTAGAAACCTCGAAGGCGTGGTCAGCAAAGAAACTCAGCTATCCGTTTTGTCTATCGTTGATGACCCTAAGGCGGAAATTGACCGCATGGACAAAGAAGATGAACAGAAAATGCAGACGGCCATCAGCGTTGTCGATATGCAGCGTGGCCAAGATGTAGGCGGTGACGAAAATGAGCAACAAGACGTACTGGAACGATAGAGACAAGGCCCGTTTTGAATATATCCGCCAAAATTTGGCTGATGACAAGGCTTTTAACGCAAGCCTTGAAAAATACTATCAGCGCACGATAGACGCGATTAACAAGGATATCCAAAGCGAACTGCAAAGCTTTGCCACCCGTGACGGGGTGAGCCTGGCCGAGGCACGCAAGAAGGTATCTAAAGCTGATATACGGCAGTTTGAAACAGAGGCTAAAAAGGTAGTTAAAGAAGCCGACCAAATGCGCAAAAAAGGCAAACACGTCAGCTACTCTGATTTTTCAGATGAAGTCAATGAACGTATGAGATTGTACAACGTGACCATGCGCATTAATCGGCTTGAATACTTAAAAAGTATTATCGGTGTGCGTCTGATTGAACTAGGCGTAGACATCAACGCTGAACTCAACATCAAGCTTGACGAGGACACACGCAAAGAATTTGAGCGCCAGTCGGGTATCTTGGCTGGTGCCGGCATGGCTGATGCCATGGATTGGTGGACGGAAGAAAACGTACAGAAAATCATCATGAGTAACACGCACAGCGCCAACTTCTCAACTCGCATTTGGTCAAATGTCGACATACTCAAATCGGAATTGGAAAAGCAACTGTCAAGAGTGCTTATCGGCGGAGAAAACCCGAAATCGACTGCTAAAGAGTTTTATAAGCACATGGCCAAAGATGTTGGCAACATGCGAGCTGCCGCAGAAAGAATAGCGCGTACCGAATCGGCACGCTGTCAAACGCAAGCTACTTTAGAATCATTCAAAGAATACGATGTGAAGTACTGCAGATGGATTGCCGAACCGAGGGCGTGCGTTGTATGCAAAGAGATTGCATCCCACAACAGCGGCTATGGCGCGGGTGTATATCTTGTTAAAGACGTGCCCACACTGCCGCAACATCCTAACTGCCGGTGTGCGTTGTCTGCACACTGGGTAGATGAAGAAAAGCTTGCAAGTGGAGCTTTAGACGGAGAAAGTCGCCGCGGTCAAGAACACGCGCGTAGATTCTATAATGAGTTAAGAAATTCCAACCGTAAAGATTTAATAATGAAAATTTTTAAATCATCCAAGATGAGTAAAACGATTGTTTCATCATCTTTAAAGCACGTTTTAGATTCGAAATATGATTTAATTTACGATGGCGAAATTAAACACATGAATTTTGTTCCTGACTATGATATGGCCGAAAGTTTAAAACGTTTACGTATTGGAAATCCTCTGAAACATGATATAATTATGCTAAAACACGAGGCTTTAGAAGCCGATTTAATGGATAATAAAGGATATACTTATAGCAAAGCTCATAGAATTGCAAATAAAAAATATAACTATGGCAAAGCCTTAAAGGAATGGAAGGAGGGTAAGGCATGAATTTTTTAGGATACGAATTGAAGAAGGAACAAAAAGAGAGATGGGTTTATTCTGTTTTTTCTGATTTTGAAGAAGCAACAGTTACTATTGAAAAACATAGTTACAAAGCTGATATTACGGATATGCCTTACACTTTTTGTAATGTTTACTCTAAAGAGCATGTTATATCTACGCTTGTTAATATTTTGAAAGAATATCCCGGAATTGAGTCGTGCGCTATGGGGAGTGGCTGATTATGAGTAATAATGACTATTTTTAAATATATTTAAGACGGGTTGACCGTCTTTTTTTATGCCCTTTTTCCGAGCTGCAGGGCTAAAAGAACAACCGAGACTACAGGCTCCCAGGCCTTAAAATGCGAGGTAGAAAAATATGGAAAACGAAAATCAAGTAGCTGAAACAACGGAAAAAACCAAGGCAACTGAACCGGTCGCTGACGAGCAAACGGAGAAAGAAGCCAAAGTAGATTCTGACGCGGTTGTTAAAAAGCTCCAAAAGCGCATTGGAGCGGAACAATCCAAGAAGAACAGCTACAAGGAACAGTTGGACAACGCTTTGAAGGAAATCGAAAAGCTCAAGTCCGGCAAATCAGTTAAAACGCTGTCTGATGAAGACAAGGCAAAAAAAGACGTTGACGAAAAGGACAAGGAAATCGCAGCTTTAAAAAGCCAGATTGCCCGCAGACAAACGCTTGATGATACAGATCAAGTATTGCGAGAAAACGGGTTAGTTGTTCCTTCAGACGTCTTGAGCTTCCTTGTTTCTGACGACGCAGACAACACTTACTCAAATGTCAAGGCCTTTATCGACTACACGGAAACGGTCAAGGATTCCGTGCGTGAGGAATTTAAGAAAGGCAGAACACCGAGGGTCTCCGGCACAACGGCAAAGGCTGTCAGTCAAAAAGATTTTGACGGTATGACGCAAAAGGAACGCGTCGCCTTGTTCCATGCGGACCCTGAACTTTTTAGAAAACTAACAACTACTGGAGGTAGATAACTATGACTGATACAATTACTCAAATCGCAGACCTCGTTAATCCCGAAGTCAATGCGCCTATTATTTCTTATGCGCTTGAAAAAGCTTTGCGCTTTACACCGCTTGCTCAAGTAGACAACACGCTTGTCGGCCAGCCGGGCGATACGCTCAAGATGCCGAAGTTTACTTACATCGGCGACGCTAAAGATGTCGCGGAAGGTGCACCAATTCCGTTGGATAAGCTCGGCACCAAGACGGCATCAGTCACCGTCAAGAAAGCTGCTAAGGGTACGCAAATCACTGATGAAGCAGTGCTCAAAGGCTATGGCGACCCTGTTGGCGAATCAAACCGCCAGCTCGGTTTGGCTTTGGCTAACAAAGTTGACGATGATTTGCTTGCGGCTGCTAAGACAGGCAAGCAGAAAGCAACGATTGCACAAACCGTAGATGGCTTGCTTGACGCAATCAACACGTTTACTGACGACTCGGACGAATCTCCGCTCGTCCTCGTGACATCGCCTAAAGTTGTCACCGCAATTCTCAGAGACGCACAGAAGAACCAAATCGGCTCTGATATTGGCGCAGATGCCGTTATCCACAACACCAAGTACACCGTGGAGGGCGTGCAGCTCGTAGCTACCAACAAGTTAGGTGCAACTGAAGGCATTTTGCTTAAGGTCAATCCTACAACACCGCCTTTGAAGCTGATCATGAAGCGTGGTGTCCAGGTCGAAACAGACCGCAACATCATCAACAAGACAACGGTTATGACGGCTGATGAACACTATGCTGCATACCTTTACGACGATTCTAAAGTGGTGGTCGTAACTTTCCAGGCGGCATCTGCAGCGCCAAAAGAATAGGGGGTTAACTGATGGACAACGTGATCGATTTAACAGAGCTTAAAACCATGCTTGGCTTGGCTGATGATACTCGCGACGCGTTGCTCAGCCTCATCATCAAAACCACCGTGCAAGCATTGCGTTTTAAGCTTGCCCTTGCGCCGTCTGAGCCTTTTCCAAGCGATTTGAGCTATATCGCCCTTGAGGTATGTGTCAAGCGGTTTAACAGGCTCAAAAACGAGGGCATGGCTAGTTACTCTCAAGAGGGAGAATCAATCACGTTCAACAGCAACGATTTTGACGATTTTCAAGCGGATATCGATGCCTGGAAAGAACGCAATGGCAAAAATGCGCAAACACTGGGGCGAGGTTTTTTCTTCGACCCGTATAAAAAGCGAGGTGAGTAGCGATGAGGTTTGAGTCAACGGTAAAATTTTGGTCGGAATCAGAAGAGCATTACGTGCCGGGTGTAGGGTATGAGGGTGGTGTAACTCTTGTTGCTACTACACCGGCAAACGTGACCGACGTAGGCACTAACCGCAGCGCCGAGGTGTTTGGCGACGTCAAGACCGCAAACAAAGTGGTACGCTTGCTCAGTCCAATCACTGATGAGTGGTCATATCTGACAATTGACGATGGCACTAAGCACTACAAAACGGTTACGTCACGCAATTTGTCGCATGGTACAACACTGATAGTAGGTGATGTTAATGAGTAGAGTAACGATTGAATGGGTCGGAACTAAAAAGTTGCAGAAAATGCTTGAAGCAAGCGGCAAAAAAGCCGCAATCCGCAGGGCGGTGCGCAAAAATACGATGCAATTGCACGAACGAGCGCTGTCAAATGAGCGTAAAGCTTATATCAAAGGCTACTGGACGGGCAACACCGCCCGGCAAACCACCATGTCTATCATGGGGCTTGAGGGACGAGTTACCGTCAACACCAACTATATCAACTACCTTGAAAACGGCACGCGCTTTATGGCCAAGGAACCGGCAATCAAGCCGGCTCTTGACGTCCAGAAACGTTTGTTCAAGGCTGACCTAGAAAAGATTGTGGGGTGGCGCGAGAATGAATCCTGAGCAAGAGTTATATGACTATTTCTATGCTGAATGCTTAAAGTTAAGACCCAAAAGCACGTTTGACTACTTGCCAGGCGAAAAGGAAACAGTAGACTATCCGATTATTTGTGTGGGCAACGTCAGTACCATTTCCAGTGCTACTAAATTGCGGATTGGCGGCACGTACACGATTGATATTGACGTATGGGGCACACGCAAGCAACGCATTGACGTGGCAGAGTTAACGGACAAGATCTACAGTCTGATAAAACCCGGCATCATCAAGACGGCAAACTATCAGTTTTACGCTTATTTCGGCAATCAGCAAAAGCAGCTAAGCATGGATACGAGCGTACCTAATACGGTTTACCACCGCGGGGCATTGACGCTTGAATTAAAACAATTCTAAATTGAAAGGATTTGATTAAACATGGCAAATGATTTGAAGATTTTGCAAGGCTTTGACGGCATCGTCATGGTGCGTGACCTTGCAAAAGCAAAAACGGAAGACGCTAAAATGGTGCCCTATTTGACGTCAACGGATTTTGAGCTGTCACGTGACAGTGATTCCACCGCTACAAAATCCGGCAACGTGGCCAAGGTAGGCAACCTTGAAACGAGTTTTAGCTTTGAGACGTTGGACAGCACATCAGAAACACTTGATTTACTGCATAAGTCGTTGGTGGATAAGACAACGCTTGAGTTTTGGTTTGTGAAACTCGGTATGCTCGGCACTGACGGCAAAAAGGTATTTGCGCACTATATGCGTGGCCGAATTTCCAAGGACAGTGAATCGGGCGACCCGGACGATAACGGTACGCGCGAGTTTGAAGTTGCGGTTGACGGTGAACCAAAGGACGGCTACACGAAAATCCCCGATGGCTTGCGTGAGCAGATTAACTATATCTTCCAGGGCTTGCTCAAAAACGATGGCACGAATGGCGAAGATGGTTCGGGTGCTGCAGAATAGTTAAATAACAACATAACCGGCTATATCGTATAGCCGGCTTTTTTTGTAAAGGAATAGAAATGGAATGTAGGAGGAACAGAAATGGAATTAAAAATTAACGGTCATAATGTAGCTTTGATGTTTGGCATGGCTTTTGTACGTGAGCTCAATCGCTTGGCGGGAGTTGCGACAAAGGAAGGTATCAATTTAGGCATGGCTTTGCAGACAACAATTCCAAGCCTTATTGGTGCTGATCCAGTTGCAATTGCCAACGTCATTTATGCTGCTACTGCACACATTAAGTCTGGCAGGCCAACGCAAGAAGACGTGGACGTTTACCTAGAATCGGAAATCGAGGACTGGGACAAACTCGCAGAAAAGCTTGTTACGGAACTCGAAAAGTCGAACGTGACGAAGCGCCCTTTACAAGCGATGAAGGCAGCAGCAACAGAAAATCAAAACTGACGCCTGAGCAAGAGTATTACGATATCCAGCTGAACTGTATAGCATATTTGGGCATTACCGATTTTGACGATATCGAACGCATGACCTTGCGTGAATACCAAATTAGAATGGAAGCTTACCAGCTGAAAGAAATAGCCACGCAACAACACTTATGGCAACTCGCATTTTATACACGTGACGCCAAGAGTAACAACGGTAAGCGGTATAAATTCAAAGGCTTTGATGAAGTGTTTGATGTTGATAAAGCCATCGACAGTGTGCGCAGCCACTATGAAGATTGGTACACGTCAGACAGATTGGAGCGTATCAACGTGGCCAAACAGATACAACAAAGGCAAAAAGAATGGGAATTAAGGCATAGAAAGGAGGACAAGCGATGACAGAAGTAGGCTTAACGGCCGTCTTGAGGGCATATGACAATGGCTTTAGCAAAGGGCTGAGCAACGCTCGAAAGGGTTTGGAAGGGTTGACCACCGCTACAAATCACACCGGAATGAGTGCAATCAAATTTGGTGCTTTGTTTGGTGTTGCCAGCAAGGTTGCCAGCTCTGCTTTAGGCGTGGTCAAGGACAGCTTAGGTGGCGCAATCAGCCGTTTCGATACGCTTAACAAGTATCCGATTGTCATGAAAGCACTGGGTTATAGTACGCGTGATGTTGCAAAATCTTCTAAAATTCTTCAAAAAGGTATTGACGGGTTGCCAACATCTCTTGATGAAATCACGGCCAGTGCGCAACAACTGGGGCCGTTGACCGGCTCAGCTAAAAAAGCCGCTCAGTCAGCCGTAGCGCTCAACAACGCATTTTTGGCAAGTGGCGCATCAGCCGGTGACGCAAGCCGTGGTCTGACGCAGTACACGCAGATGTTATCAACCGGCAAAGTCGATTTGATGTCATATCGTACATTGATGGAAACCATGCCGATTGCCTTGCGCAAGGTGGCCAACGCCTTTGGGTTTACGGGCAAATCAGCAGAGCAGGATCTGTACGCAGCGCTGAAAGACGGGTCAATCACGATAGACCAGTTAAACGATAAATTTATCGAGTTGAATGGCACTCAAAACGGATTTGCGGAACTCGCTCGCAAAAACAGTGCCGGAATCGGCACTTCGTTTGCCAATTTGAAAGCGTCTGTTGTTAAGAATTTAGCTAATATGATTACCTATATCAATGATGGTTTTGCCAAAGCGGGTTTTGGCTCGATTGCTCAGCAACTGGACGGCCTTAAATATACGATTAACGATGCGTTTACGGCGATTGGTCCTATCGTATCTAAAGGCACCGAAGTAGCTCTACAATATCTCAAACAAGAGTTGCCGGCAATTAAGAAAGTATGCAACGACGTTAAAAACTCGCTCATGTCTTTCTTCCAGTTCCTCGAAGACCACAAAGACGGGGTAAGGGCAACCGCCAAAGCTCTGTTGTATTTGTGGGCGGCGATTAAAGTCGGATCTACCACGGTTAAAACGATAACTACCATTTCGACTGGGTGGAAAACTTTTCTCAAGGTCATTTCCAAAATCGGCACGATTGCGGGGGTGGTAAGCGACGCATTCAGCACGCTTGCAATCGGCGCTATGTATGTAGGCGACGCTATAACGGGCATTGCCAGTGCAATTGGTGCGGTTATCGCGGCGGCAAATCCGATTACGCTTGTTGTGGTTGCCATCGGTGCGGTAGTAGCCGCACTGGTAGTCTTCTTTACAAAAACTAAGCTTGGCAAAAAGCTATGGGGCGAGTTCACGGACTTCCTTAGCAACGCTTGGAGCAAGCTCAAAGAGTTGGCATCGTCAGCATGGGATGCAATCAGCGACAAGGTATCTCAGGCGGCAGATGCGGTAAAAAATGCATGGAGCGGTGTTAAAGATTGGTTCAGCGGTATCTGGAACGGTATCAAGGACACGGCAAGTACGGCAGTTCAAGGTATAGAGGACGCGTGGAACGGAGTAAAGCAGTGGTTTAGCGATTTGTGGCAATCAATCGTTGACGCGGTATCTCCGTACTGGCAGTCGTTCTTGACATCAATTCAACCGGTAATCGACGCTTTTAAAAACCTATGGAATGCGCTCAAGGAGTTTTTCCAGACACTATGGGACGCAATTACAAGCGCAGCTCAAGCTGTTTGGAGCGGTTTTGTCAATAACGTTGTAAACCCGGTTGTCGAAGGCGTCAAGTCGGCTTGGCAAGGCATCACCGACTTCTTCAGCAGCTTATGGCAAACTATCACCGGCTTTGCGTCCACCGTTTGGAACGGCTTTGTAACAACTGTTGTAACGCCCGTTGTCGAGTTTTTTAAGTCTGCATGGTCGGGTATTACCGACTTCTTCAGCGGTTTATGGCAAAGCATCGTTGGCTTCGCATCCTCCGTATGGAACGGTTTTGTCGGTACGGTGGTAACACCGGTTGTAAATGGCGTAAAGTCTGCATGGTCCGGCATTACCGATTGGTGGTCCGGGCTTTGGAACGGTATTAAAGACGTTGCATCCAATATTTGGAATGCGATCAAAACCGTAATCGGTACAGCTATCAATGCGGTTAAAACCGTTATTAATAACGTGGCCAACGTTATCAAGACACTTTGGAAAGATTTCTGGAACGGTATTAAAGTGATTGTATCCGGCGTATGGAACGCTATGATCACGATCGTATCTGCATGCATCAATGCGGTCGCAAAAATCATCAGGGCGATTACCAACGCTATCAAAGGGAACTGGAAAGCCGCATGGAATGACGTCAAATCGGCATTCAGCGGTATTTGGCGCTCTTTGAGCGGTGTTGTCCGTGGCGCTTTTGGTGGTGTCATAAGTGCCATCAGCAGAGGCATGGGCAGAGCAATTAACGCCGTGAGAAGCCGTGCCAGCTCGTTGTTCAGTGCCGGTCGAAATTTCGTCATGGGATTTGTCAAAGGCATTAGAGGCGCTATCGGCAGTGCGGTTTCCGCTGCCGCTCACATGGCCAAAAGCGCACTCAAAGCGGCCAAGTCGGCACTGGGCATTCACTCCCCGTCACGCGTCATGCGTGACCAGGTCGGCTACTACACGGTTGCCGGTTTTGCCAACGGTTTGACAGGCAACAAAGACATGGTAGCCAAAGCGGCTCAAGCATTGGCAGATTGTGCAGTAGTCAAACCGGCAAACGATTGGTCAGCATTGGCAACAGACGGATTCAGCACGGCATTTGCGCAGGCGTATAGTGCAGATGTCAACATGCATAGCACAATTACCGTGGAAGTGCCCGTTAACCTTGACGGCAAAACAATCGCCAAGGTTACGGCACAACCACTGGAAGACGAGCTTAATCGCAGACAGGCGCGCAATCAGCGTTTGTACGGCAACAGATAGGAGGTAGCATATGTACGATTTTATCGATTTAAATAACCACGATATGACAGGCGATACATGGCTATCACCTGAGGCGGTGACGGTGGATGGCGTGACGCTTGACCAGGCAATTCCGGAATTTACCACATTGCAAGTTACGGGGCGTGAACTGGTCGGCTATAGCATAACCACCGTGACAGTCGGCAATCAAGACGGCGCAACATTGCAGAAGAAACGCCGTGAGCCACGTAAAATCACAGTCAAATATCAAATTGACGCAGAAACACCGCAACGTTTTAGGGAAATTTACTACAAGCTCAATCAAATTCTGAGCGGAGAAAACAAAAAAATCAGTTTTGCTGATGATCCGGATAAATACTTCATCGGGACACTTTCCGATGCCGATACACCGGAGGGCGGCAGACTATCAGTCATTTCAAGTTTTGAATTTACGTGCTTTGATCCGTATGCTTATGCAAACAAAGAAGATGTTTTCACGTTTGGCGACCAGACGACCACTCAGCAGATTAGCGTAGACATGGCTGACAAAGTAGCAGGCAAGACATCGCCCGTACCGCATGCAATTTACAAAGGGCATGTGTTAGGAGACGGGGCAATCGAGCCGCCTAGCTACTATACGCAAGAGCTGACTCAGCTTGAATATGGCTATCTTGGCAGTTTGAACGGACGTTGCGCTTCGAGTGCTGCAAAGAGTGAGTACGATAACTCACTGGGAAACTTCCAACTGTATGCAACCGAAAGCGGCGGGTTAGACAGTATCAAGATCGAGGGCGACAAACTTAAAATCAAAGGCTGGCATGTGGATAACTCGTCAACATGGCGCAGATACGCTTATATCATAGTGACCGACGAAGACAGTAAAAATCATGAGTACTGTCGGCTTAAAGTTACGCTTACTGCCCGCCCGGATATCCAAAAGACACACTCGAACATAGCTGGAAGTGGTACGTGTGGGTTTGAAGGGAGCTTGCCTTGGACTAATGACATGGCCAACAAGCGGTTGAGGGTGCGCTTGAGATACACCAACGATGCCGCCGGCAACGGCAACTTTTGCGACTGGTCAACAATCGTAAGACCACAGAATTTATGGCGCTATCAAGTCCCACATTTCGTGGCCAAGCTGAACGTAGTAGGTGCAATCGAGCAAGCTCAGCCCGGTTTCTTTGCTAAATACGGGATTGCCGGCAACGTCGAACGTTTGAACTGGGTCAAGAACAGCGTCAGCTCGGCAAACGTCAAGATTTGGGGATATGGCAACAACGGCTTTTATGCGCAGGCCTATAAACCCGCTACCGGTTGGGCAGACGCGGTAAAACATACGCAAAGCAAATCAGCAATGCTTGAACTTGACTATCAGACATCTGATGATTTGTTTAGCTATGTAGACGGCAGCGGCAATTTATATATGGATATTTACGGAAAGTCGAGCACGGGCGAAACGGACATTTGTTTGGACTATATCCAACTGACCATGCTTATCGCAACGCCCGTAACCAACTCGCTTAACGTGGTCAACGAAGGCACGCAGCCCGTGCCGGTGCGCTTTGAGCTGACCAACCATGGGGAAAACGGGTATATTGGTATTTCCAACAACAACACATCCTATCTGCTCGGCAATCCCGACGAAGTAGACGGTCGAACAACCGTCAAATCACAATGGATTGCACAACGTGATGATAATCCTGATCACGGGCTTAAACAATGGACCATCAACGCAGGCGTTTTGAACGATTGGAACGCAAATCCGCTTCAGCAGGGCACTTTTGAAGACCCGGCAAAAATCAGAGAGCGGCGTTGGCGCTTGCGTAATGCGCAGGGCGGTGTGAACGCTTGGGGTACGGGTCAAGACAACACCGGAACAACTAAGGGGTGGCATGGTCCATCAGCAAGCATTGTGTTCCCGGCTGATAGTAACATCAAGAATTTTACGGCTCATTTCTACACGCAGTTTCTTTTTGGAAACATGGCCATGCATGGCTTGCAACAGTTTAACATCTGGGACGTCAACCGCAATCTTTTGATGTCGGTTCAGCTTTGGAAGTGGATTAACTGTCATGCATCCCTCAAAATCCGTGTGGGTGATCATTGGATTTTAACCGATGAAAACAACGCCAAGTGGGACAATTTCTTCGGCCAAATCAACGTCCAGAGAATCGGAAACACGTATACCATTACGCTTGAATCGATTGAGGGAAGCAACCGTAGCAAGCAAGTTGTCAGCTACACTGATACGGTATCGGGCGCTAAATTAGCGGGTGGAATGACTTACTGGAAGGCAATCTTCCAAGATAACGCCCCTAAGGGCATGTGGAACGACTTGTACGATTTTTGGATCAGAAAGGACAATGTGGAAACGTATACCAATATTCCTAACATCTTAAAAGAGGGCGATAAACTGGTAATCACCGGTGGTAACGGCAAAGTGACCACAAAACTTAACGGCGGGTCAGCACTCAAATACCAGGATATCGGCAGTCAGCCTATCATGGTCAATCCAGGCAACAACCACATCACCTTCAGTTACTCTAATTTCGCCAATCGGCCGGACGTGACCGCCTATATCAGGCGCAAATATTTATAGAAAGGAGCGGCAAGACGTGCAAATTTATGTATTAAACCGAGCGAGAGAAACACTAGCTACCACCAGTGGTATTTATGACGATAAGCACACGCTCACACTTGACGCAGGATCGAGCTCATATGAGTTTAAGATCAGCAAGAACGACGAGGCTAGTCAGTACATGGATAGCGGCAACTACATTGTGCTGCAAGACGATGACGGCAAGACGTGGCTTTTCACAATCTTGGATTATGAAGAAACGCAGTATACAAAGACGGTGTACGCAGAAGATGCCGGCATCGAGTTGTTGAACAAAGCGTGCGACGTTTGGAAAAGCAACGGCCCGCATAGTTTTGAGTACTACTTTAACTTAGTGACAAGCGGCACACCGTGGAAACTCGGCGTCAATCAGCTAGCTGGTCTTGAACGCACTTTGACATATGAGGGGCGAGATACCGGACTTGGTCGGTTGCTTTCGATTCTGAAGGGCTTTGATAATGCAGAGTGCACTTTTGATGTTTCCGTCAAGATGAACGCTCCGTCAGAATTTAAAATCAACGTTTATAAGAGCGTGGGCAGCGACCGTTCGGACGTCCAGATGGTGTATAGCCACGAACTTAACGATATCGTAAAAAAGGAATCGAGGGCCGAGTTTGTCACGGCGCTTTGTGGCGTGGGCGGAACTATCCAAACAACGGATGCGCAAGGTAACACGCAGGACACAGGAAACATCGATTTTGCCGACCTTGAGTACAACAAAGATGGCTTAGTCACAACCAAGGGTGATAAATTCTTGCGTGCGATTGACGCCAACAAACGCTTTAACCCCGGACAGGCAACATATATAGAGGCGTTTTACGAGTACGACACGCAATCGGCCAGCGAGCTGCTGAACCGCACCATTACACGGCTCAAGACGTACAGTGAACCGCAGTACACGTACACGGCGGACGTCAAGGTTATCGACAGTACGCTTAAAATTGGCGATACGGTAACCATCATTGACCACGACTACAATCCTGCGTTGTATCTGTCAGCACGGGTGGCCAAACTTGAAAAGTCGTATACTGATCCGTCGCAGAATGCAATCGAGTTTTGCAACTACAAGCTGCTTAACGGTCAGCTAAATAAAATTAACGAGCTGCAGAATATTGTCAGCAAACTGCCGTCGGCCAGTCAGGTGGCCAAGATTGAAAGCAACGTTGCTGATTTGTCGAGCAAAACGGATGAGCTGGCATCGCAAATCACGTCTGCCGATGGCAAGAACACGAACTACTACGGCAAATTAGGGCCGGCAAACCCGAAAAACGGCGATTTGTGGTACAAGAAACTGAAATCGGGCGAGACCGAGATGTATCAGTATCAGGATGGTACGTGGCAGCTGCTGGCGTCGACGGCAGAGATGCATAACACGCAGAAGGAAGTTGACCAGGCCATCAAAGATTTCAACACACAATTTAAAGAAATCGATGATAAGTACGTACCTAATGAAACTTACCAGACTGAGAAGCAGGCTTTTTCCACGGCCGTGACTAAAGCCTCGGAAACGGCAAAGGCGGCAAAGGCAACTGCGGATACTGCCTCTGAAAATGCAACAGAGGCTAGCAGTGTTGCTGCCGAAGCACGTACTAAAGTTGAAGGCATTGTAAAAAACGTTGAAGAGAACGGAGCTGCAATTGGAGAAATCAAGTCAGATGTCAGCGGCGTAAAAGCTACCTATGCTACCCTTGATGGCAAGGTTACATCAGCATCGGCCCGAGCGGGTGCTCTGGAAGCAGCATTGAGCGACGGAAAAGGCGGGTTGATCAGTGTTAAAGCTGAAAATAACCGAATTGAATCTTTGGTCGATTCAAAAGTTGATGACAGTGAGTACAACACGTTTAAGCAACAGACATCGACCACACTCAGCCAAAAAGCCAATAAGACTGACCTGAGCGGATATGTAACAGGGACACAATTTAAACAGACGGCAGATAAAGTTGACACGCTTGCAAGTGATGTCAAGTCTGTAAAAACAAAAGCTGACACTATTGAAACGACTATGAATTCGACAAGTTTCGCAAACAGCGTGGTTAAGGTAAGCGGCATCGACACGAAAGTAGCCGGGTATGATACTACTATCAGGAAGCTGATTGGCAAGGATGGGGCAACTGGCGATTTAAACACGTTGGTATCTGCCTACAGCAACGAAACCAACCAAACAAAAAGGCAAACAACTAACTTGATTAGTGCGCTTGACTACAACACATCGACTGGATCTTTCGGCAACGGATTTGCCAAAAAGGTGGCTGATGCCTATGGTACGACCGAATCGTATAAATCGCTGAGTGGCAAGATTGACGGGCTACAAATCGGTGGGACAAACTTACTGGATGATAGCGAAAGAGAGCGGTCAGCTAAGCGACCTGCTACAGGACACACTGACATTTTTATGCAAACTTTAGCCACACCACCAACGGGAACGGTTTTCACGGCAAGTTTTGAGGCAAAAGCAACGACTGATAAAACAACCATCGCAAACCATTTCTACGATGGTTCGGGCAAGTATGCCGACGGAAAATGCCTTCGCACGGTCACTTGTCAAACATCCACACCGACCGGAAACTCTGATGGTTACGCCCCGCTTAGTTTGTCGACGCAGTGGAAGCGGTACTGGATAACATGGACGTGGTCGCAGGAAATGACACAGTCAAATATCCACCGCGTGTTAATTGGAAGGTATCAAAGCAACTTTGCCGATGGCACGGTGTATATTCGCCGTGTCAAACTCGAAAAAGGCAACAAAGCAACTGACTGGTGTATGTCGGATAATGACGTCAACAAACGCATACAGGACCAGGCTGACGCACTCACGGCCTATCAAGCCGAAGTCAAGCGGACATACGCATTGTCATCATCCGTGTATACCAAGACGGAAACGCAGACTAGAGAAAATGCTCTTAAAAATTCAACCATCAGTGACTTGAAAGCCACCGATGACTGGAAGAAGTTAATCAAGATCAATCAGAATTCAAGCTGGATCCAAGACGCAACCGGGTTTCAGCAACAGGTCTGGAAGTACAATCTTGATTCAAGCAGCGAGCTCATTGGCAAAAAGAGCTTTGAAGATGGAGATGTTGGGGAGTGGACGTGCAACGATTGCAAATCCAAAGCCGTTATCAGCAATGTTGCCAATTACAATGCTGATGGATATACTAAATGCATTTGTGCGCCTAACAACAATGATTTGTGCTGGAATGTCAGCTGCAGAGTAAAACCTGGCGACAAGTATTATGTAGAGCTATTAGCCCCGAACTTTTACAGTGTACACGGCGGTCGCACGATAACCGTTAATGCTTACTTTATGTACATTACCAAAGACGGAAAGAAAGCTTGGCGAATGGGGCCGTCTGGACAAGTTGCAACCAGCACTACTGGTTGGATCAAGGGCATTATAACCGTGCCGGACAACGTCACAAGCGCAAAACCGTGGATATCAGTTAAAGACAATGGAGTCGCTAGTGCTGCCTATCTGACATATGCTAGCTTTACGAAGCTTGATGATTACACTCAGTCAAACATGACGTCAATCAAGCAATCATCAGACAGTATCGGTTTAAAAGTTGCCCAACTCGTCGGGGGTTCTGACATATCGAAAATCGATATGACTAGTGCGGCA